ATGAATAGCTTGAAACGTAATAGATATGATTTCTGCAAGTGGTATAAAGAACCAAGTGCTTGTCGTGATTGTGCCTTGATAGGTAATCAAGATAATGGTTGGGGTAAGGGAATTTATAAAGTTAAAGATGTTCCCACAATTCCTGTTTATCCTAATTGCAGGTGTGCGGTTGGTGCTTATTGGGTGGATAAAAAGAATAATCTTTATGAAACACCAAATTACAATGAACAATCAGAAGAATCAGGAAGAGTCAAAAAGGTACAAGAGAATAATACAGCTAAACTTAATAGATTATTTAATAGTTTAAATATCAAGACGGCTAAGGTAGATGATATAATAGAACTAGGAAATGCATTCAACAAGGAGTACAATATTCAAGATAATCTTGGAGATAAGAGTTATATTTCAAATGCACTCTCTAAATATCGTGATGTTGGGGAAGATATACCAGAAAAAAGTTGGGCTAAAGGTTCAAATAGGTAAATAAAGAATGATTTAAAACAAGCATTTAGCCATTATCCTAAAGAATGGTCTAAATATCTTGATGATGAGTATATGCTAGCTGGTAAGGATAAGGATCGTGGATTTTATATGAGATGGTATGCTACTCCAAATGGTAATACTAAAACGCCTACATGGCTTGTCAGGGGTAATAGGTTACGTGAGGGTGTAACTATGGATCAATATAATAAATTTGGAGAAGATTTGCATAATGGTAAATATAATTCAATCTATTCAACTGGAAAACGAAAAACTACAGCATGGCATGAGATAGGTCATTTTGTAGAGGAACATAATAAAGATACACTTAGAATTTCAAAAGAATTTGTAGCAAGAAAAACTAAAGGCGAAAGAGAAGTAAGACTTAATGAAATTTTTCCTGGTTTTGGTTATAAAGATAATGAGGTAACTCTTAAAGATGATTTTATTTCGCCATATATTGGTAAACAATATTCAGACGCCTCGGAAGTTTTATCTATAGGGTTAGAATCTATATTTGAACCAGGAGAAGGACAATTAAAGAGTATAAGTAAAGAATACAATTTTGTTAAGATTACTGAAGATGAAGAATATTTTAATCTAATTTTAGGAATATTATTAAAAGGGTGATTACCATGATATATGAAGATGTAGAACTAATGAAACTTACTAAAGAACTTACCGTTGTGCATAAAGAATACGAAAATAAATTTGGAAAAGGTAGTTTAAATTACCGAAGAGGATATAATGATCCAGTCCATCCAAATGTTGAAGATATCAAGCAAGACATAGAAGAGATTAATAATGCTATCAAAACAGGTAAAAAATTACCAACGATAGATGCTGAACTGTGGAATAAGTTAATATTTTAATAAGAGCATTCACATTGTGGGTGCTTTTTTTATACATAAAATTAGGAGGTATGGATTGTGTTTGAACTTGTCTATTGGTGTGGAATTAATAACGATCAAGGAGAATTCATTACTGAAATAGTTGAGATTGACAAAATGCGTTACATAAATTTTGGTATTGATAAATTTCTAAAATTTACCAATGAATCTGGTCAAGTAAATATAATACCTATTGAAAATATTAATCGTTTAAAGGAACTAGATTAGTATTTTGCCTTTTTCCTGTTTGCAGGCGTTAAAGAACAACTGAGTAGCCTCCCAAGGCTTTAACTGCGAGAAGAAAGGAGTTTTCGTAATGGATAACGAAAATCAAGATGTAGAAGTTGAAAAGACTAATGAAGAAGTAGAAAACCAAGACAATGCCGGCAAAGTCGAGGAAGATAAAGCTACTAAAACAGTCGAAAAACTTCAAAAACGTTTAGGTAAATTAACTGGTGATAAGCACGACTTAGAAGAGGAACTAGCTAATACCAAAGCTGAGCTCGAAGAGTATAAGTCAGGCAAAAAGACAGTGAAAAAGTTATCTGAAGAAGATAAGGCTAAAAAAGAACAAGATGCTAAGGATAAAGAACTTGCAAGTTTACGTGCTGAATTAGCTCGTACTAAAGCTTTAAGTGAAACAAGTGACGTTTTAAAAGAACAAGGCTTAGATGTTTCTACTGATGTTTTAAACATGGTAGTAAGTTCTGATAATCAAAAGACTTACGCTAATGTTAATGCTTTAGTCTCATTCGGAGAACAAATTGCTAACCAAGTTCGTTCTGAATTATTGACTGGTAAGACACCTAAACGACAAACTAAACAAAGTGCGAAAGATGATTTTGCTAATACGCTGGGACTTAAACAATAGGAGGAAAATATTATGGCTACATTTAACTATGTAACAAAAGATAATATGGGTGCGACTCTTGACCATAAAATCAACCAAGGGTTAGTTACTACTGTTTTAGGAACACCAGATGTTTCTTTTATGAATGGTGGTAAATCATTTACTTTACGTGATATTACTGTTTCTGGATTCAAACCACATACTCGTGGTAAGGGATGGAATTCTGGTGAAATTACAGACAGTAAGACGGTTTACACAATGACACAAGATCGTGATATTGAGTTTTCTGTAGACCGTCAAGATGTTGATGAAACTAACCAAGAATTATCTATGGCTAATGTTTCTCGTGTATTTATTGAAGATGAAGTTCAACCTGAAGTTGACAGTTACCGTTTTGCAGTAATAGCTCAAGCTGCTAACAAGAAAGGTAATACTGACAAAACTAAATTAACAACATCTAACGTATACTCTAAATTAAAGGCTGCAATCTTACCATTACGTAAGTATGGTTCAGCTAATATTGTTGGTTTTGTATCTTCTGCAACGTTAGATTTACTAGAACGTTCAACAGAATTTACTCGCAACATCACTAACCAAAATGTTGGCCAAACATCACTAGAATCACGAGTAACTGATATTGATGGAGTTAAGCCTGTTGAAGTACAAGATTCGGACCGCTTAAAGACTTCATACAACTTAGCTGAAGGTGCTAAGCCACAATCTAATGCAGTTGATATTAATTATTTATTTGTTGTTAAGCAAGCAGTAATTCCTGTGGTCAAGGAGAACGCTGTATTCATGTTTGCACCAGGAGAACATTCTCAAGGTGATGTATATCTATACCAAAACCGTCTTTACCATGATATTTTCATCAGAAAGTCAATGGAAGACGGTTTATTTGTAGGATTGTCTGCTGATATTCCAGCAAATCAAACAGCTACAGAAGCTGGTGGTACTTAATAAGAGGTGGAGCTAGTGGATGGTGTAATCGAGTTACAAGATTTAAAAACTATGCTCCAGTTAGAAACAACGGACCAGGATGGATTATTAAACCTAATCATCAAAAATACGACTAAGGCTTTACGATTTAAGCTAGGGTTGAATGCTGGAAAAGAATTTCCGCAAGAACTAGATTATATTGTGCTTGAAGTCTGTGTACGTAGATATAACCGTCTAAAAAATGAAGGTATGGCTAGTTACTCTCAAGAAGGCGAGTCTATCACATTTAAATCAGATGACTTTGATGATTTCTTATCTGAAAGTATTAATCTTCGTTGGGGTGCTAAAACTGATAGTGATTTGATTGCTACTTTAAATCCCGGAGATGTAGTAAAATATGATGCATTTTCTAAACATGATGGATATGTATGGTTACGTCAAGTTCGAGATAATGGTCAATTTGGTTATCTTGCATCCGGAGAATGTGATAATAGTGGTAAGCGTACAAGTATCTGGGGGAAATTTGAATAAATAATAAAGCTTATCTAGTCCTTAAAAGGATTGGATGAGCTTATTTTTATAGCAAAAAAAGCAGAAGTTGGGTTGCTTGCTACCGCATCTGCTTAAGGGTATCTGATCTACTCGTCAAAGATTAATGTTTACGCTTATAGCGATTTTTTATCTTATCCGAAATAATGTCAGATATGATATTATTTGTTAGGATAGTTAGTCCTAACATTTGCAGTAGGTTTAGCAAGAGGTGTACACCTCAATTCTGGTACAGATTAAGATAGTTAACCTTATGTACCAAAAGACATTATACACTAGGATATAAGTTAAAAAAATATTTAAAGTGATTTATTGACAAATTTACATGCTACTATATAATTTAAGTAGTAGGTTAGTAAGAGGTTAGTTACCTCAAAAAAGAAGTTGTGGTTAGTTACCATCTATTTTCTCCCTTCTGTTATTCCAACAGAAAGGTTTTTTTATTATTCTTAGAAAACATAAGACACCTTGTTTCTACTATTATATATGGTAGAGGCAAGGTGTCTTTTTTGCTAACATTCTTCTTAACTTTCTTAGTATGCAAAAAGTATGCACTTTTTAGGTGTTTATTTAATAGATCCTTGATATATAAATGTTTGTGTTGAAATGTCATAATTATAGTATAATAATGGCAAAAATAGAGAATAGATGGTGGAATGATGGATTATTTAGTTATTAAGGCAATTATTTGGATATTCTTTATACTATCAGCAATTTTGGAAGTTAATTATAAGAAAAAATATGGTGAATTAGATAAACGAGCTAGAAAACAAGCAACATTAGGAATATTTCTAATAGTAACTACAATATTTGATGAAGGCTATGAAAATAAAATACTATATACGATAGTATTAATAGCATTGTTGGTATATATAGTCTTAGTGATGTATAGATTAGTTATGGCTATTAAGGATAGGAAAAAATAATAAGAAAGGTGATAAAGCAAATGAAAGCAATCTATAGAGGTAGAAAAGTAGATGTTTGGCAAGTGAGTAGAGATAATATCCAGCCTGATTGGGTAAAATATGCTTTTGAGCATAATGGATTACGATGGCTGCATGGTAGTGGTAATAAAGTCAGAATTTATTGGCCGGCAGTTACTAGGGCAAAAAAAGGAATAATACGAACTATTTTGAATGGTATTTCAGCTTCTCTTGTTAGTATAAATGGTGGCAGCGCGTCGATGTATGATATTGGCTTTGAGGGAGATGTTATCGATTTTACCAATTCTAAGGTTGTTACAGCCGAAAAGTTTGCTAAGAAGTATCGGGTAGTGTCTGAAGAGTAAACAGCATATTATTTGAAGTTAGCCCCAAAAATTAATGTGAGAAATAAAGTTGCAAATTTTGAAAAAAGTTAAATATAAAGATAGGACCAATTAGAAAATTTATGCAAATAATTGATTTTTCTAAATCAAAACGATAATTTTGCATAAACGACTCCAACATAATTAAATGATTAAGGATATTCAATAAAAGCCTTATACAATAGCATTCTTAACATAATAGCTTATAAATGATTTTGAATGATTAAGGATATAACAGACTGTCAAACAGACTACTAACAGACTATTGGCAACCCGTTTAAATATCAACATAATGAATATATATATTAGGTGTTGGCATCCGTCCAGCGCTTTTTTTAGTATGCTATAATGAATATATTCAAGTCTAAATCAAGAATAATAATCTCTAGCTTGCTACTGGATACGGTGGCAAGTTTTTTTATTTAACGACCATCGCAAAAATAACGGTAAATCAATCCAACAATTTAAGTAAAGTCATCGCAATTCAAACAAGCTCTATAAATGCTATGATTCCAGTAATTACAGTCATTCCATCGCAATCAAAGTAAGAATGGTCTAAGTGTATTAATAAGGCTCTAAACCGTGCATAGACTTCTGTATATACTCCAGTCGGTGCGATGTTATAAGTATTTCAATAAATCATGTAACTACGGTTTAAATTCTGATAGGTATTAGCTCGTTTAATTGTGATTGAGTGTAATTATATTAGAATTGGTAAAGCGTCTTAGAATGGTGCTTATTTGCTAAATATGGTATACTTTAATCATTCAATGATATTAAACAGACTCCTTTTACACTTAATAAATCTTATTTTATCTTTAGTCATAAGCTACGGTGTTTATATCGTGGCTTTTTTGTTTTTGTGTTTGTGCTACAGCTAGGATCTAACGAGGTAACTCAAAGGTTACTTCGTTATAAAGCGTAACTACAATTACGCTTGTCATGTTGATTCTAAGCGTCTGTAAATCCAGTAAGCTATGTAATTGTATTAACTGATGTAATAACGGCGCTTTGGATGCAATAAAAAAACATGCTACCAAGTGGCAACATGTAATTAAAATCTTTCTTTCAGTTGTTCATTAGCAAAATCTATAATAGCTTGTATATCCTCTTTAGTGGCAACCCTTAGAAAACTTTTAGCCGTACTCCTCTTACTTAAATATCGTTTGTGTTCTCTGTTTTGTTCATTCCACTTTCTGTTATATCCAACTTGCTTTTTCATTTTGTCAGTGGTTTTGTTTGTCATCTTTCATCGCTCCTCTAATGATTTTACTTTACTTTTAAATCTATTACATGTATTATTGTATATGAATAAAGGGCAAACAGTCGCAACCTGTTTACCCTCAAGCGTGAATGCTTAAGGCTTTAAGGTGTCAGGCTAGTTATGATTATTTAAAATCATGATTAGCCTTTTTTATTATCCAATACGCAACGGCGATATCTATTACAAACTCACCTAATGCAAGGATAACCCAAGCCATAGCCTTTTACACCTCTAGCCTTTCGCGTGTTGTCATGACTCATCACCTCGGTAAATGCTTAATGTTTGAAGGGTGTTCAGCCTTACAACATTCCACTAAGTTAATCAATAGGGTAGCTAGTCCTATTTCATAACCTATATATATTATATAATACATGTATTATAATTACAAGTAAAAAAATAGAGTGCCAATTAATAGCACTCATTAAGTCAGTGTAAATAAATACCTGCATCCATATTATATCATTCTTTGTATTCCAGTAAATCAATATCAGTAAGCCTTTTTAATTTTTGTGCAAACTCTAAGCATCCTAAATTTAACAATTCGTACATTCTAGTATGTCCATACCCTGAAATTTGTTCTATTTGCCAATAATAAAGATTTTTAATAAATCTAGCTTTAAATATCGTTTTCTTGATGTCATCCAGTGAATTAATACAATCATCTATAATTCTGATGTATTCTTTAGCCTGTAATTGTTTGATTGCTTTAGATTCAATAGAATTACTTTGCGATGTCTGTACCTTAACATTATCATAGCTAACTGAATTTAAAGGGCTTGTATTAGCTAGATACTTTAATTGTTGATACTGATTTTCCATAAAGTTAGTTACTTTAAGTCTAGTCTTTTTACCGTCAATCTCTCTATTATCGTTATTATCTAATAAGTCTGATAATTGCATCAAATCCACTACATACCACGCCTTTATTATTATTTTTCAAGTCTAAATCAAGGCTAGTATTATTTAAGGTTGTATACGTCCACAATGCTAATATAATCACGTTTAATTAATTCAGCTATCAAGCTTTTAAATTCATCTTGCATCGCTTTAGGTGGTAACTTTGTATTAATAGTCCGATCTTTTAGCATATCAGCAATTACAACGGCAACATTATTATATTTATCATCTTTATTTTGCAATTCAATTAATAGCTTTTCTTTGTCAGCTAGTTTGTCTTTTAGCTCCTGTATTTCCTTTTTAGTATCATCTATCTTAATAATGTTTCTTAATCCATCTAGTATTTCTTTTAAATATCCGTATTCATTCATGTTAAATCCTCCAGTAATTTATGTGGTTACGGTTTTGAATTGTGTCAGCCACGTTTTTTTACATGCTTTAAACGTTGATGTTATGCGTTGCACTCGTTTTACACTGTTTTTTTGCCGTTTTACTCTAAAAAAAATAAATAATTTCTTTTTTTCTTCCTATACATATTATTTATTTATTTTTTATTAAATAGTATAAAAAGTAGTGTATTACGTGTCGTGCTTATTAGGTCAATCTTTGCAAGGTGTCAAAAGCGTGTTTTTTTCGTGCTAAACTGTAACTTTTTCCGTATTTTTACTCTTTTTCTGTTGGTTTGAGCTTGATCCCTTTAAATATTCTTATTGTTTTACCATCTTTCTTTGAATATCTATCAAATACATTAAATCTCTTTAACTCCTGTTTAAACTTCTGATTACTCATAGCACGATAACCATTTTCTAAACAATAACCTTTGTAAGCATCATATAAATATACTTTCTTGATGTTGTAATTCTCGTTTAAATCACAATAATCATCAATGAATAACCCTACAATATCATTACTACCAAGCCATTCATTTCTTAGCTTTATCATTTCCGGCGTTTCTGATAAATAACCACGTTTAAGGGCTTTTCTGAATGCTAGCAAACATTTATATATGAATGCTGGTATCTCTTTCTTGATTTCTTGCATCTTAAAACGTTCGTTAAAATCTTCGATAGCCTCAAATGGTACTATCATTGGTCTACGTCCGAACCCTTTTGATGTGTCTTTGAATGGTGGTAATTCATTAGCACCGAAGAATAATTTGGCAAATGGTTTTATAGTGCGTTGGTCTTTTCCTTTATTTTCAACGTCTAAGGCGTCATCGCCTGTAATGCTTTTTAATAAGGCTGGATCATTGATTAACCCTTTTGATATATCAGCATAATAATTCATATTCTTTTGATAAAGTCTTGATGTGGTAAATCGCCGTTGATTGTCTGTTAAATCTTGTAAAGATACGTTACTAATGTTATCAATTCCTACGGCATCCGATAGCCAATTAAAAAATGTACTTTTACCATTTCCACCACCAGCCAATAAAATAGTAAAATTCTGTATCTTTTCATAACTTCTGTAAAAGATATATCCGATAAATTCCATAATATACTGTTTGGCATTTCCTACGCTTTCCGATAACCAATTATCAGTTAAAGGGGTAGGGGTGTTATTTGTATCAAGGTTGTAATTTCTGCCATGAAAGATATAATTACTTGGTTTGTTTGGCTCTAATTTGTCAGTAATAAAGTTGTATACACCATTTTTAAAATGCACTTTGAACGGGTCTACATTGTCTATTGTTTCGCTTGCTTGCTTGATAATAGCTTTATTCATGATATATTTTCTTGTATCTGCTACGTCTTTAGAGTTCCAAGCGTTAATTTTATCAATCTTATCACTTACGATCTTTTCTATTTCCTCTTTTGTCATGATTTCCCATAAGCCATTATTTTGATTGTAACGATATAAAGTTAGGTCTTTACCGTTTTTGACGTACATTAGTTTTACAGTCTTTAATATCTCACGCCCTAATTTATCCGGCTTGGCGTGAACTATATCGCGACTATTAACAAAAGCCCAACTAGGTAGATTCTCTAATTGCTTTTGTCTTTTCTTGATTTTCTCGCTTGCTTTATCCATTAAATCAACCATATCATTTTGTGCCATTGTCTCAACTCCTCAATCACTCATTAATAAATCTTTTAAGTATGCTTTCAGCTACGTTGTCTAATTCCTTACTTGGTAAGGGTGGTTGTACATAATTATTATTAATCAACTGTAATAGACTATAAGCATTCTTCGGACTTGCTCCGGCTCTTAATAGTTTTCCGAATATTGACGCTATCCAGTTGTTACGATTGCCGGCATCCACGCCATTAACAATTTCATCAATTAAATAGCCGGTGTAATATCTACGGTATGGTGTGGGGTTGTCTTGCATCCTATCGCTTGGCATCGCTCTATTATCCAATGCTTTAATTATCCAGTTTGGCGCTTGTGGTATATCCGATAATGTAGCACCATTCAGCACCTTATAATTATTACTTGGCGATGAAACAACAAAATCACTCAATAGATCTACACCATCTATAAATTTGGTCTTGCGTGTTGCTGGTATACCATCGCTTTTATAATAAAAATGTAGTCCCCCTGATTGAGTACGCTCTACATAATCACTTGGCAATTTATAACCTAAGTTACTAAGACTTTGTAATGGTGCTTGTAAATCGTTGTTATGATTGTCTATATCAACAACAATCAAATTACTTTTAGCAAGATTCAAGCCAATATTTATATTAGGTTCATCCATAAACCACCTTTTTATTAAGGCGATGTCTTTTGTGGCTTTTAAGTAGCTATAATTTCTTATTGGTTGCTTTCCATTAGGTACAATAGGATATACATATAAACCAGCTTGTACCATCTTAATTACTTGGTTTAGTCTGTTCATTGTCTATCCCTCCAGTTCCTTTAATAATTTTCTAGCTTGTTTTATTTGGTAATTATTAAAATCTTTCTTGTTTTTTAGTATATAAGTTGACGCTTGTATTATTCCTTTAGCATCAATTTTTACAATTCCATCAACAACTTTAAAATGCTTATCATCAACAATAGAAAAAATAGGGTATTGAGCTTTGAACATTCTAATAGGATTTGTTGTACTTTCAATCAATCCAGCATTTAAGGCGTTTTGTGTTGGCGTACCATCTTTTTCAATCATTCCAATATCAAGCATTCTTTTATATACTTGTGCTTTAGTAACTGAAAAGCCATCTTTTTTTAATTGGTTATATGCTTGTTCTACTAAGTTAGGGTATTTAATATTAAATTTCATGTTATCAGTCCTTTATGTGTTTAATATCGTATTTCACTAAATCAATGAATTTAGGCTTTATTTTGTCGCTTTGTTCCTTGATACTTGCTTGAATGTCAGCAAGGTTATATTCTTTTATCTCATCTTCTGAAAAATGTTTGAATTGCTTAAGAATATATCTTGATAATTTCCACAATGTAATTAAATTCTGTTGATGTAATTCAAGTAATAAGTTATAGCTAGTGGCTTTTATATCGTGTTTATCTTGCATTTTCTTTATCTGAAAAGTCGGTGTATTAAGTTGTTCCAGTCGTTCAATTTCTCGCTCTTGCTCGTCTATATCATCGCTTATCTTATCCAGTGTTTTCACGTTGTCAGCTAGTATTCTTTTAATCTCGATAAAGTTATTTAAATCATTCAATAATTTTTTATGTTTTTTCATTGCTTGCATCGTTTTCCAGCTCCTCAATGTGATATAATTTAAATATGGTTTTTTTAATCTAGCCTTTCCAGTATGCTAGGTTTTTCATGTTTCCAGTTCATGAAAGCTATAATTTTCTAATTAGTTAAGTTAGGTATTTTCTACCTAGCTTTTTTTATTTGCTCTTAATCAAAAAAATCACCTTTTTTAATTGCTCTAACTATTCCATGTAATATATATCCAGCACTAACAGACAAGGCAATTAATGTGATATATTGAATTAAATTAAGTGTGTATATTGGCATTGCTTTTATTCCTCCTCGTTCCAAGTTAAAAAGTTATCTACTAGCTTATTAATCAATCTTGATTCTTCTCTGATTTGTGATTGGATAGGGTAGCGGGTGGCGTCTAAATCTCCGATAGTCATAATCAAATCTAAGCCGGTTTATTGCAATTCTGATACTTCTCTCACTTAATCCAGTAGCACGCTTTAAATCTTTTGTTTTAACTGGATTTTCTAAAGTAGCACCTTTTACCATGCTAAAGATTGTTACTAGCTCTTTGGATGCTGGTATTCCATTAATCAATATCATTTGGCATCATTCCTTTATAATTTCATTGCTAAAGTTGTACAACTGGTTAGATAGTTCCTTGATGTAATCATTCAAAAAATAAAGTCTATCTAGTTCTTTACTCTTGCTTATGTCTGAGTTATTTAAATTAATAAGCATTAATTCAGCGATGTTGTCTAATTGGTTGGTATATGTTGCTAATTCATCGGAAATGTCTAATTTATTCATGTTTCTAATTCCTTTCATCTTTCATGATTTTTCATAAAGTCAATATAACTTTGCTTTCCGTATCTATCAGTATTTAATATCCTTGAAACTGGTAAGCCTTTAGCCCTTAGCTCGTTTACTGTTGCTACGCTTTCGCCTATCCACTTGGCAAAATCTTTTTGTTTTAAATAGGGTGCTTGCTCCTGTTGAATACGTTCATCAATCAAGTTATTAACTAGGTCAATACTGAATTTATCTAGTAAATCCTGTTTGAGTTCCTTAAATTGTGCATCCGTCAAATAGACTTTGATAATTGGCGATGTCATGGATTCCATTTTTAAAGCTCCTCTCTATGTCGATATTTAAGCGGGTTGTTGTTGGTGTGGTTATTTTTGCATCAAGTGAGTTATTTTAATTACATTCTCTAATTCGTTTTGTAATTCCTGTAAGTTATCTATTTCTAACATTCTGTTGATTCTTTGATGTAAGTAATTAATATCTAGGTCATCGCTTGGCTTTATTTCATCGCTTGGCGCTTTTCCTTTACTAAATCCAGTTAAGCCCTGTAAATAGCTAACTGATACATTGAAATAATCAGCTAATTTAATCCATGTTTTGAGTTTTGGCTCTCTTTTTCCGAGTTCATAATTACATAAGCCATTTTCTGAAATTCCTATATCATCAGCTACTTTTTTAAGTGTTAAATCTTTACTTAGTCTTATCTCTCTAAGTCTGTTATTTGGCTTTAAATTGCTATCATCGCTATAATCAAAAAAATCTAACATTGATAAAGACACGCCATAAAAATCAGCTAACTTAACTAGATTTTTTATTTTCGGTTTTCTTATTCCTCGTTCATAAGCTGCGATAGTGGTAGCCGGTATATTTAATTGTTCACTTACTTGTGCTAGTGTCATATTTTTCTTTTCTCTCAATTTTCTTAAATCTGTTCCTTGCATGTTTCCAGTCCTCCAGTTATTTGTTTTCTAGCTCCTGCACTATCTGGATTTTTCCACCAGTTAGCAAGGCTTTTATTAAGCTATAATCAAAATCAGCGTTAATATATGCAATTACTTTATTTTCTAAGGTCTTATATGTTTCTTGCTCTTTGGATGTCAGCAGGTCAAGGGCTACCTTTGCATCGCCTCGACTTTTCTTTAATTCTTGAATACTCATTCCAGTGGCAACCTTGATTAATAGTCTGTTGATGTTGCTATAAGCGTGTTTATTTGTATATTTCCAGTCTTTAATGCAATCATTCAAGGTCTTTTTAATTGGCTTTTCTATTGCTCTGTTAAGATTCCTTTTGTTTAGCTCGTCTCTCATCTCATAGAATTGTTTGACTAAAGCAACCTTAAATAATTCAACTTGTGGCGTATTATCCAAGAATGTAATTAATAAGGTCGCTTGTTGTTCGTTCAAGTGATAGATTTTTCTAGGTCTACCACCTTTGGATTCCTTAGGGGGTTTACGGATTTCAAATCCCAAAACCCCAAAACGTTCTAAACTACTTTTTTTATTTCTGATTAGTCTATTAACGTTGTATAAATCATTCCCTGTATTATTTGCAATTATTTCCGGTGTCGTGTACGGTTCAGCCTTTAATGTGTTATCTGTATAAAATACTAGGTTTAACATTCAGCATCGCTCCTTTCTGTTATTTCTTAATCAATAAATCATTAGGTGTTATGTTCAATTCATCGCACAATTTCTTTAATGTGCTAAAACTGATTGATGTTGATTGTTCATAATAAATTTTGGTTAATGCACTTCGTGAAATTCCTGTATTTCTTGAAATTTCTGATATTGTTTTTCTTTGGCGTCCTAAAATCTCAGAAAAATTGTTTTCCATTGTTTTCACTCCTGTATATATATTTTTGTCTTTATATTGTAGTTCATCCACTACAAATTGACGTTTACATTATAAACACAAAAGCAATTTAAAAGCAACAAAAAAACGCCCTTTATTTACAAATTGACGTTTTAACGCTACAATATAAATATAAAAAAGGCGGTGTAACTATGATTAGATATAATTTAAATAAGTTGTTAGGTGAAAGAAATTTAAAGATAAGTAAAGTATTTGTAGATACTGGTATATCAAGGTCAACATTAACCAAGATTGTTAATAATCAAAGTAGTATGGTACAAACTGAAACGATTGATAAACTATGTCAGTATTTAAAAGTTAGTCCATCAGAATTTTTTGAGTATATTCCAATTGAAATTGATGTAAATACTTTCTTGAACGAATTCAATGAATTTACTAATTTAGGTTTAGATTTGATAATAAAAATAAAGGATACTTTCCACAACATAGAAAAAGAATTTGTATACACGATAAATGAAAATAAAAAAGGTGAAGATAATATTTTTGTAAGTAATGAATGGTATTCAAATAACTTAAATCAAAGTATCAAGATTTTAGAAATAAATTTCCCTGTTGATTTTAAAGACTTTGTAACTGAAATAACTAATAATAATTATGGTTTTTCTAACGATGTATATGAAAAAATAAAAGACAATATTAAAGAAACTATAAAAGATGAAACAGAAAATAAAAAAACTATTTTTTCTAAAGTTGATGAAATAAAAATAAAATAACTAGCTCTTTCAAAACTAAATAACAGCATCCACTTTTGGCGGGTGCTAAACCATCTTTTTAATGTCTGCACAATCTGACTTTTGAAAGTAGTAAAAAGTAGTATTGATGTAGTAAATGTTAGTTTTTTTGTTGATGTATCAAGCTTGGCCACAATTTTAACATTCTGATATTTCCATCGCTTTCTTATAACTTAAATACTCTACTTCTGTTTTTTGCATAATATGCACCTCTATTTTTTTATAGTCTGTTAAATATTAGCGACAATGCTAACGTGTTTCATAGTAGTGTAATATATAATTATTGTCAATAGTTTGTTTTATTTTTTTGTACTCTGTTATATTTAATAGACTTTTGATATAATAAACGTGAATAATAGTTTGAAAAGAGTGGTAAAGATGATAAAAAGTAATTTAGCTGTTTTAATGGCAGAAAGAGGTTTAAAGATTGCTGATGTTTATAATGATACTGGCATTTCAAAAACAACTTTAATGGCATTGTCTGAAAATAAGGGTAAAGGGATTCAATTTGAAACGATAGATAAACTATGTAATTATTTAAATGTTTCTCCACAAGATTTTTTTGTATATTCGCCTTTTCTAATTGAATATACACAAGATGACAATGGATTATTTTTAAGTTTAATTTCAGGAGAAAAAATAAATAACTTTTATTTTAATTTTGTAGTGTATAAAGATAGTGAATTAGATTTTGATACAAAAATTAATTATGTAGCTAATCCAAGTAAAAAATATGATTTTTATTTGGTTGCATATATTGAAGATGGCAATACTGAGTTAGAAAAAATATATAACAATTTAGATATCATCTTTAAGCGTGAATTAGTTAATAATATTTTTGAACGTTCTATAGATTGGTTTATAAGCAATAAAAAAATAGATAATGCTAACTGTAGTGTTAATTTAGAAATTAAAAATATTAATTTATATAGAGAAATAAAAATAAAAGATGGTAAATTAGACTAACCTTTTTAAGCCTGACAAATCTGCCATAACAGTCTGTTAGGTTTCGCACATTTTTGTGCTAAACTAATTTATCGGATTTTTCCGATAAACCTATTAAACCAACACTTTTACAACTTTCTCATTTTTGAGAAACACGGTAAGTATAAGCCTTATTCCTGTATAGTCTAGCTGCAGCCTTAGCAACGTTATTAACAACTGTACTTGATGTACACTTGTAAAATCTCTTATTTATAGGTTTCGTACAAAAATGTACGTAACGTTAGGGGCAACATTCTTTTGAGCAAGTTCAAACTTAACGCCCTGCAGCTCTTAGCAAAAAAAGACTAATAGCCCTCTAGCGTGATAGTCAAAAATGTCTAACACGGTAAATATAAGAGTCTGTCAATTATTCCAGTAGGGCATCGCCTGCAATCATCTATATAACGGCTTTTGAGCTTATTTTTTTATTCTGAAAAATCCAGTTAAAACGGAAATTTTAGGAAATAATAACAGTATTCAATTATATTCATTCTCTATATTGATATTTAAGCGGGTTGTTAATTTGAATATAAAAGGATGAATAAACATGACTAAGATAATAAGATACACTAACAAGGATAATGAAACACTGTATAAATTCCGTTTCTATGCTGGATTAGATGAATTGACTGGTAAGCAACGTTATATCAGGCGTCAAGGGTTTACCAGTCTGAAAGCTGCAAAAGATGAATTATTAAAGATTGAGTATTTAGTTTCTACTAACCAATATTTTAAAGATGTTAAGAGTGGTAAATTTAGCGATGTCCTAGATGAATGGTTAAGCTTGCATCAAACAAGAGTAAAGCCATCAACATTCTACAATATAAAAGTAAGGGTAGATAAATATGTACGTCCTTATTTTAAAGATATGTATGTAGACAAGATAAAGTTAAGACAATGTCAAGACTTCACTAACAAGACTTTTAAATCAGCTCCTAAAGCCTATGTATATTCAATCAGCATTGTTAAAAATACGCTTGATTATGCTTTAAGGCTTGGCATGATTGAAAGCAATCCAATGCTTTATGTGATCAAACCTAAGAAACAAGCTAGCATATCAGACAAACACGACAATTTTTATAATAAAGATGAATTAAAAAAGTTTCTTGATACTGCTAAAAATGATTTTGACTTAAAAAAATATACTCTATTCCGTTTACTTGCTTTTTCTGGTATGCGTATAGGCGAATGTTTGGCGTTGACGTGGCATGACTTAGATTACAAGAATAATACCGTCGCTATTAATAAGACTCTTGCAAGAACTAAAAACGGCTTTAAGATTCAAATACCCAAGACAAAATCAAGCATAAGAAAAATAAGCCTTGATGTTGAAACAATTCAAGTATTAAAAGCGTGGCAACTTGAGCAACGTAAACAACTTTTAAAAATTGGCATTAATGCACTGGATAGCCAACAATTAATATTTAACAGTAATAAGAATAGTTTTATATTTAACTCTGTAATAGCATACGATATTAAATTAATATCAAATAAGGCTGGTCTGTATCCAATAACTGCTCACGGTTTCCGGCATACTCATGCTACGTTACTTTTTGCATCCGGTATGGATATTAAGCAAGTACAAGCTCGGTTAGGTCATAGCAACGTACAAACGACACTTAATATATATACTCATGCTATCCAAGATAAACAAGACAAGATAGGCGATGAGTTCGCAAAGTATATTAATTTTAGTTAATAGACTGTATTACAGACTGTCAAGACTTCAGCAAGTGCAAAGAATTGCTATATCAAGGATTGTAGTAAGTTTTGTATAATTTTGCATAAATTAAAAAATTGGTCCTATTGCTATATTAGATATTTTATTTTTTATCCCAATTTTTTAAACTCAACCCTGTCTATATAGTGATACCAATATATAGAACTAGAAAAGAGACCAACGCTATAATACGTTCTAGTCGCTTAGGAATAAGTCGGGGAATAGGAAGTTTAAATAGTGGCTGATGATAAAGAGGGACAACCCCTAACTGTGGTAGAACAGAATTTTTATTTTCTTTATTAGTAGTTTGTTTCTGAACTTTTTTAACAGGTTTAGATGACTGTGAAGTAGTATTAACTAATTCAGGAGTAGTTTTTTCCTCTTTAAATTGGTTTATGTTTGTTGGTATAGGCTTAATAGTTGGCTTAACATTTTGATTATTTGTAATAACAGTATTTGAAGTATTTGCACTTACAGTTTTCTTTATGGTATAGGAATCTGCCAATTTGTTAGCATCTGCAGAAAATAAAAAGTCGTAAAATTCTTGTCCTGTTTTTTCGCCACCAACCCAAGCACTAACCAACTTACCATTCTTTAAACGCATAGTTATAGGGTTTATAGTAATCTCAAGGTTGAATGTAAATTTAACAGGAAATAGTAAGTATGCAGATTTTCTGTTATTAATGTTAATAAACTTAGGTGGACTTATGAGAGTTTCTATACTAACAATGCGAGGTATGATTTTATTAGGAGCGTTAGTTGTTTTTGTCATTATGTTAGTTAAAGAAATTATGCAAAATAGGAAATATAATTAATTGTAAATAGGGTTGGAATTTAGAATATTCCAACCCTATTTATAAAGTATTCTGTTCTTTTAATGAAAAATGAAACCTAATAAGTATATTAAACTTTCAAATGTTTATTTTAGTTTACCGTATTTCATAATAATCATTCCTTACTTAAATATCATTATTAGTATGATTATGATTATATACGTATTTCACAGTAAAAGAGAAAAATGTATTAAATGTATGAAATTATGTATTAAGCGATAATTATTATTGTAGAGTAGTGTTTGCTTCATGAACGTATTCATTAAAATCAATATTGAGCAAATTTTGACGATAATACACTAGCGATTTAATAGATAGATGAAGATGATCTAGAAGTTCAATTTCGGATTTATCTTTATTAGTAAGGAGATAATTATAAATGTAACTCTGTCTTAATTTTGAAGGGGCTAGTGTCATATTCAAAATTTCTTCATCAGGTCTAACTCTCATTAATAATGAATTTAGCGAATTCAATGGTTTCTCAGGATCGTTTTTTAGTGAGAATACGAAATAATTATCGGGTTTTACTTCAATATTATCTAGCAAAATTCCAGTATTTTCTGTATTAAAGTTTCGAAGTTGTCCGAAAGTAATATTAAGTAATCCCTTTGGTTCGATGTTTTGAGAGATTAAAAAAAGTTCAAGTTTAGCATCATCAGAAAGTTCCGCAATTTTGAAAATTTCAGGTAGATATTGCTGCCAACCAAGTGTAATATTAGTGTATTTATTGACTTTGTAAGTTTTTAAATCGATTAAAGGATATTCATCAATCAAATGATTACTATAGAGAAAAGTAAAATACTTTTTCAAGTGAAAATAGTATTTATTAGCAGTATTAGCAACAATATGATGTTGTTCTTGAATATTTACAAGATAGTTAGTGATATCTTGAGGTCGGACAAGACGAATATCATTACCATGTTCTGATTGACTATAAAAATAGTTATAGAAACTATTGACGGTATAATCGTACAACATTACGGTACTTTCGCGGTAATGTTTAACATCTTTAGCCCAAGATAGAAATTTTTCACGATAAGGGTACTCCATATATAACACCTCACTAAAAATTACGTTGCAACTATAACTATTCAAATTATATCATATACAAAAACTTTCTAAAAAGAATCACTGAAAATAATTTTTTATAAAGTATTATTAAGGATTAATGATCCTAAGACATATATAAATAAGTTTTAATATTTTAAAATAAGTATTTGTAATTAAATAATTAAAAAATATTGACAAAAACATTTTATGGGCGTAATGTAAAAGCATATTGATGACCATAATATAGGGGTTGATAGCGATGAATTTTGATGATAATGAAGAATTAGTAAATAAGCAAGTTGACATGAATGCTTATTCACACAACTTATTAAAAGAAAAATATCCTACGAAACAAGATGTGATTACTGAAATTATGAACATGGAAGCAATTTTACATCTTCCAAAGGGAACTGAACACTTTGTAAGTGATTTGCATGGGGAGTATACAGCATTTGATCACGTTTTAAGAAATGGTTCTGGAAGTATTAAACAGAAAATTCAAGATTACTTTTCAGATAGAATGACAGAACAAACGATGCAAGATTTTGCTTTGCTAATCTACTATCCTGAAGATGAATTGGCTCTAGTAAAGAAAAAATTACGTACAGAAAATGAGCTACAACAATGGTACTTAGATAATATTTCACACTTACTAGAATTTTTAGAATTATCTGGAAGCAAGTATACGCGCTCAAAGGTTCGTAAGGCACTAAATCCTAATTTTGTATACATAACAGAAGAATTATTATATAACGATCCTCAAGAATTTAATAAAAGAAGTTATATTAATCAACTTTTGAAGAATATTTTGAAATTAGATCAAGCAGATAAATTTATTATTGCCACATGTTACACAATTCAAAGATTAGTAGTAGATCATTTACATGTTCTAGGCGATGTTTACGATAGGGGGGAAGAACCAGACAAAATTATAGATAGATTGATGAATTATCATTCTGTCGATATGCAATGGGGAAATCATGATTTACTATGGCTAGGTGCAATGGCAGGTTCAAAACTATGTATGTTGAATTTATTGAGAATTTGTGCAAGATATAATAATTTGAACATCATAGAAGATGCTTATGGAATTAACTTACGTCACCTTTCGAGATTTGCTGAGGAGCAATATGAGGATAATCCTCAATTTAGACCTAAGTTGACTAATGGTGATGGGTATAGATTTAATGGCGAAAAGCTACAAATTACGCAAATTCATCAAGCTGTTGCGATGATGCAATTTAAGCTTGAAGGGCAAGTTATAGCTAGAAGACCAGAATTGGAAATGGATGATCGAGATTTACTTAATAAGATAGATTACAAGAAAAATGTAATTAGCTTAAATGGTAAAGAATATCCGTTACAAAATACTTGTTTCAACACAGTAGACCCTAAAAATCCTAGTGAATTAATAGATGAAGAAAATGCGATTGTAGATGAATTATTAATTTCCATTCAACATTCTACAAAATTAAAACGTCATCTAGATTTTATGATGAATAAAGGCAGTATGTACCGTACATATAATGGCAATCTCTTATTCCATGGATGTATTCCTGCAGATGAAGAAGGAAATTTCTGTAGCTTGAAGATTGGCAGTAAAGAATATTCTGGCAAGAAATTGTTTGATTTTTCTGAAAAAATGATTCGAAAAGCTTACTCTAAGCCGAATGTAAAAGATGATTTTGCTACTGATTTTATGTGGTATTTATGGCAGGGAGCTCTTTCTCCACTGTTCGGTAAGAAATCTATGACTACTTTTGAACGCTATTTTATTGCAGATAAAGCTTGTCATGAAGAAGTAAAGAATCCATATTATAAATTAAGGGAAAATAAGGATTTCTGCATCAAAATTTTACAAGAATTTGGATTTGCTGGCGATGATACTAATCATATTATCAATGGTCACACTCCAGTTAAAAGAGGACATAATGCAATCTGCGCAGAAGGTTATATGTTAGTGATTGATGGAGGATACTCCAAAGCCTATCAGCCAACAACAGGGATCGCTGGATATACATTATTGTATAATTCATATGGCTTGCAACTAGTTTCGCATCAACCATTTACTTCAAAACAAGATGCTATTAGAAGCGGGAAAGATATCGTTTCAACGGTTCGAGTGGTAAAGCATGAATTACAACGAAAATCAGTTGCGGATACTGATATTGGTGAAAATATTAAAGAAAAAATTAGAGTTTTGTATAATTTATTGAGAAATTATGATTAG